TGATGAAGCAGGTAATGCTGTAGCTGATCGTGTAGCACGTCTATTCCCTAATAAGGTGTATCGTGTACCACATGAAAAATATAAAGACGCTAATGACTTTCTGCAGAACAATGCCATACAGGAGTTCAAGTCTGCTTGGTTCAAACCTCGTAAGCATACGCCAGAGAATATCCTAAACAGCACAGAACAATTCTTGTCGCTGTATCGGGATACCCCAGAACATCAGTATGTACCCACAGGAATACAGGCACTTGATGATAAGATCCTTGGTTTGATGCAGGGACACTTTACTGTAATCAAGGCTCCCACAGGAATTGGTAAGACAGAAATCATGCGCTACCTTGAGTATAATATGCTAGAGCGTGGTATACCTATTGCAGCATGGCATCTGGAAGAGACAAAGCTGCGTAGCCTTCTTGGTCTTGTGTCGTATCACAGAAAAGACAATCTCACACGCAGAGACCTGATCGAAGAGAAAGATGCAGAAGACCTTGTTGTTACCGCTATCGAAGAACTGACCAAAGACGAAAACTTCTATCAGTTTTATTTACCAGATGGTCAAGGCGCTGATGAACTATGTGATCAAATACGCTTCTTTAGCCAAGCCTGTGATTGTAAGTTTGTATTCTTTGAGCCAATACAGGACGTGGTTGCAGGTACATCAGAAGAGAGTAAAGAGGCTATGCTTGCAGACCTATCTATCAGACTATCGAAGTTGGCTGCAGAATTAAACGTGGGGATCGTCACAATCGCTCATACCAATGAAAACGGAGACCCAAAGTATTGTAAGATGATTGGTCAACGTGCCTCTGTTATCATTGACCTACAGCGTGACAAAGAGTCAGAAGACTATGATGAACGTAACACTACTTATATTAGCGTACAAAAAAACCGCCCCTGCAGCGAAGAGGGACGGGCTGGAAAGATGAAGTTTGATTCAGACAGTTTTACACTAAGAGAGGTAATATAGTGCAATATGATCTGTTTAAACCTATAGAAGAAGATTTGACACCTTCTGATACACTCATTTGCTCTAAGTGCGGCGAGGAAAAACCACTATCAGAATATTACTTTCACCCTACCTATACTAACAATTACTTCAAGTATTGTAAGGCTTGCCACAAAGAGAAGAGTTCGACTAGATACTACTTAAAAAAAACAGCACCACTATATTTGGGAACATGCGACTGTTGTGGTAAAAAGACAGAATCACCACATTTAGATCACGATCACAAAACTAAGAAATTCAGGGGTTGGTTATGTAGGGTTTGCAACACTGGTCTAGGGAACTTCGATGATAATATTGAAGGTTTAGAAATGGCTATAAAATATTTAAGGAAACACGATGCCAGTATTTGATATTGAAACAGATGGACTAAACAGCACCAAAATACATGTATTGTCTTGGGCTGATAATAATGGTGATGTGCAGCATACCCACGACTATGAGGCTATGCGTATATTCTTTACAGAAGCAAAGGTTTTGATCGGTCATAACATTATTAGGTTCGACATCCCTGCAGTGGAAAAAGTGCTAGGGATAGAGGTCAAAGCTACACTAATTGACACGTTAGCGTTATCATGGTACATCAATCATCATCGTAGTAAGCATGGCTTAGAAAGCTATGGTGAGGACTACGGTGTACCAAAGCCAAAGATTAGTGATTGGGAAAACCTGACTAAAGAAGAGTATGCACATAGATGCAATGAGGACGTTAAGATTAACATGCGTTTATGGCGTGACCTTGAGATCAAATTAAACAAGTTGTATTGCGACAAACCAACTGAGGGTCCAACAGCAGATGAACTGATAAACTATCTGACCTTCAAGATGAAGTGTGCTGCAAAACAAGAGGCCCTGCAGTGGAAATTAGACGTAAATAGAGCGCAGGGATATTTAGCTGATTGGGAACAACAGAAAGAAGAGAAGACTGAGGCATTGGCTAAGGCCATGCCAGAGCGTATCCTGACTGCAATGAGGACGCAGCCAAAGGTAATGTACAAGAAGGATGGTAGCCTGTCCAGTCATGGTGAGAGATGGATAGAATTGTGTAAGGCAAACCGTATGCCTTACACCACCAAGTCTATGGTTGTTAAAGTAGGCAGAGAGCAAGGAAACCCTAACTCTTCTGATCAGGTAAAGATGTGGTTGTTTGATCTTGGTTGGCAACCCCGCACATATAAATTTGTTAGAGAGGATGATGGGAGTGAACGTAAGATCCCACAGATAAGAAAGGACGGTGAGCTTTGTGAAAGTGTCTTGGAGTTGGCTGATAAAGAGCCTAGCATTACTATTTTGGACGGTCTGTCTGTTCTTACTCATAGAATTGGTTTACTCAAAGGAATGTTGGTATCCCAACGTGACGGATACGTACAGGCCACTGTCGCAGGTTTTACGAACACACTACGATTTAGACACGCGAAACCTTTGGTAAACTTACCTTCTGTCGATAGACCGCTTGGTAAAGAAATCAGGAGTTGCCTAACATCCCCTGATGGTTATGTGTTGTGTGGCGCAGACATGACATCCCTAGAGGATACAACAAAGCGCCATTATATGAAGCCACACGACCCAGATTATGTTGCAGAAATGAGTAAGGAAGGATTTGACCCTCACCTTGACTTGGCTAAACATGCTGGTGTCGTTACACAAGAAGACATCGACAAGCACAATTCTGGTGAACGCAGTCTAAAAGCCCTGCGTAAAAACTACAAGGTGGTAAACTACTCTGCCACATATGGCGTAGGAGCGCCTAAGCTGGCGCGTGAGACAGGTATGAGTAAGAAGGATGCCCAGAAGCTATTAGATGCCTTTTGGTCACGTAACTGGTCAATAGAGAAGGTCTCAAGCGAATTACGTGTAAGAGAAGTTCTTGGCGGTATGTGGGTGCAGAACCCTGTATCAAAGATGTGGTATTCTTTACGTTCTGACAAAGACAAGTTCAGTACACTCAACCAAGGCACAGGAGTTTGGTGCTTTGATAATTGGGTTGCCCAATGTCAAGAGTTTGGATTAAACATTATCGGACAGTTCCACGATGAAATCATAGCACTTGTAGACGAAAGGTATGTAGAATCAATCAAATACAGACTAGAGGAGACTATTCGTAAAGTAAACGACAAGCTAAAACTAAACGTAGAATTAGGTATTGACGCACAGTTCGGGAAAAATTATGCAGAAATTCACTGATTCTGTGTTACAAATCCTAAAAAAAGCCGTTATATATATTTACCGACTCTAAAAAGGAGAGACAACTTGACTAAATACACTATGGACATGGTTCTTGAGTATGCAAAAGTTTTCCCTGAGAACGCCGACTTCGGTAATCCTGATGGACCTAGAGCAGCCCAAGCCATTCATCAAAAAGGCGGTCAGTATGCAGTAAACGCATACTTTACAGATCAGTCACAAATTGATCAACTGCTTAAAGAAGGTTTAGACCCGAAACCAATGAACAATGATCGTATTCTTGAGGGTAACTCAGAATATGGTATTGGTAAGTTTATGCGTCTGAAACGTGCAATCAAAGACGTAAAGACCTTCACTGATCGTAAGACAGGAGAAGAGACAGAGGTAGACTTTGGTGGTGCGCCAAATATAGTCAGCCTTCTACAAGGACGTGATGCACGTCGATACTGGAACTTCGAGGAAGATGGTCCATTAGGAAATGGTACGAAAGCGAAGGTACAGTTTGAAACATATTCAAATGGTGCTGGTGTGCGTTTGCTTAATGTAGGTGTTACTGAGCATGTTACCTATGAACCTGAGAATAAAATCTCAGAAGATGATGAATTGTTTATGGTAGGATGACATGAAAGTACAGATCACCTTTCAATCAGAATCTAAAGACGATGGGTTCACGGGCAAAACAAGTATCGAAAGAGAAGACGTAGAAACTTTAAACGATCTAGCTTGGCTTTACTCTGAGGCAACTCAAGCAGCAGGATTTACATATGTGAAATCTGTAGCCTTTGAGAAAGACGATGGAGAGATGGTCTGGAGTGACATCTGATGTCTGGCAAGGTGCTTATAGATGGTGACATCATCGCCTACAGAGCAGCCTTCGCCACAGAGGACCAACCACAACAAGAAGCTATAGATAAAGTAGACTCCTTAATCGAATATGTGTTAGATGAAACTGCACTCCCCTTCGCTGGTAAAGATGACTATGAAGTTTTTCTTACTGGCAAGGGGAACTTTCGATACGATCTAGCAACTACAGCTATCTATAAAGGTAACAGGTCCAAAAGAGAAAAGCCNCGTCACCTCANTGCTACACGAAANCATCTTGTTGATGAACATGACGCTATCGTAAGTGAGNATGAAGAGGCTGATGATCTTATAGGCAAGGCAGTAACGAAATATGGCCCATCTAGTATTGTTGCTTCCATCGACAAAGACATGCTACAGTTGGCCTGTCAACATTTCAACTTAACTAGAGGAACACTTACCACAGTATCTGATTTCGATGGCTTGAAGTTCTTTTACTCTCAAATCTTATCTGGTGATAATGCTGATAACATCTTAGGTCTCTATAAAGTGGGACCAGCAACAGCAAACAAGATGTTAAAAGATTGCAACACAGAAGAAGATTGTTTGAAGAATGTGTCAAGGCATATGATGGGGATGTAGATAGGGTGATAGAGAACGCAAGGCTCCTGTGGTTAAGAAGAGAGGAAGGTCAAATATGGGAACCGCCAGTTCAAGTAAAGCAAAAGGGAGACTAGGACAACAGGAAGTTAGGGACGCTATACTTAAACGCTTCCCCAACCTTGAGCCAGATGACGTTAGGTCTACAGCTATGGGGCAGAACGGGGAAGATATACAACTTAGTCCAAAGGCACGTAAGTATTTACCAGTTACAATAGAGGTAAAAAGACGTAAGAACTTACAGACAGTGTATGATTGGATGGAACAAGCTCGGCAGGGTTTTTACGATCCTGTCGTATTTTTTCGGGGAGATCGTAAGGAATGGCTTGCAATCGTACCTATGGAAGACTATCTACATCTTATGAAACAAAGGGGAAAGAAATGACACAACAAGAACTCTTTAAAATATGGGGTGTAGTACATGGGCCTTGGGATGATGGTGAGCATGTTTGGCTTACCTGCAAGGTAGAGCATGAGGGCAAGATGGTAAGTCAACCACAGGATATCCCTTATCCAGATTTCAATGCAGCATATAAAGACTTAAAACACTTTGACACTAGCATTGAGCCAATAGTTAAATCAGTAGACCTCTCATGGATGTATGATGCTTGATTACAGGAGCAAGAGAATGGGTAAACGTAGTAATTATGAGAGAAGGCCACGGGATTTTTACCCCACTCCCATAGCCGCTGTAGAGCCTCTCATACCACACTTACCTTACACGTTTGAATATATCGAACCCTGTGCTGGTGATGGTAGATTAATCGACCACATAGACGAACTTACAGGTGGCGCTGGCACTCTTCTTGTTGCTACCGACATAGAACCAAGACGAAGTGATATTCTACCCGCAAATGCCTTACAGTTAGAGGTTGATCAATATGACCCAGAAACCTACATCATAACAAATCCACCTTGGGATAGGACAATCTTACACCCCCTGATAGAAAAATTTATGCAGACATGTAAGACTTGGTTGTTGTTTGATGCAGATTGGATGCACACAAAGCAGTCTGCTATCTACATGACATACTGTAAGAAAGTGGTTAGTGTAGGNAGNGTAAAGTGGATAGAGGGAAGCAAGGGACAAGGGAAAGATAACTGTTGTTGGTATTTGTTCGANATTGAGCAANAGGGGCCAACAGAGTTTTACGGAAGAGTTGTAGAGGATATAACATGATTAACGAAACAGATATCAGAGATATGCAAGAGGATCTTGAGGGCTACACAAATTTTGTAGAGAGCATGATAGTGACCAGAGGTAAAGATCGTTTAGTAGAAAATACTTTAGGTCTTGTAGGTGAAGCTGGTGAAGTTGCAGAGAAGATTAAAAAGACGTTTAGGGATAGTACAGGGTATTCCCACCAAGAGATATTACAGGAATTAGGGGATGTCCTGTTTTACGTTACAGCATTGGCTAATCTGCATAATGCAAACCTACGTAAAGTTATGGACCTAAACATGCTAAAGCTAAACAGCAGAAAGCAACGAAATAAACTACATGGATCGGGTGACAACAGATGAAATGGGCATGGAGATATTGGAAGTATTTAAGGACTTGGCGTTTACATAGAGAAACAATCAAGGAACTTAACCGACTATCCGATAGAGAACTAAAAGACATTGGGATTAGTCGAGGTGATATCGACAGGTTGATCTGGCTAAAAGAAGATAAAACGATGCGAGGACGTGGAAAAGATGAATAACTACCTACCAACAGATTATCAAACTTTTATTGCTAAGTCACGTTATGCCAAATACTTTGATGGCAAGGGGCGTGAGGACTGGTCAGAGACTGTAGAACGCTACATGGATAATGTTGTTCGCCCCAAGATAGGTGACGACTCATATGTCAACAGTATACGTGACGCCATCCTAAACCTTGAGGTTATGCCTTCTATGAGGGCAATGATGACTGCAGGTCCAGCCTTAGAGCGTGACAATACAGCAGGGTATAACTGTAGCTATCTACCCGTAGATGACCCTAAGTCCTTCGATGAGGCTATGTTCATTCTCCTCTGTGGCACTGGTGTCGGGTTCAGTGTCGAAAGACAATACATATCCAAACTCCCTGAGATACCTGAGTTGTTCGATAGTGAGACTGTCATCG